TCCTTATCAAGAGTTGTTAAAACCAGTCGTCTTTTGGAGCGACTACCTATCCGTATACCCACTGTCGTAGGGGGAACGCTCTCGTTATTTGCGGACACGACTCCGGTTAGATTAACGCCATAACAGGCGAAAAACGATTTTTTACAGGAACGACCCTGGCAAGATATCGCTCTTGCGTGCGAACTTATTTCATTTATACCACAGTTTATCCGAAATCGCCACGCATTCTTTTTAAAGTTTCTTCTGGTAGCGCATCAAACTCTTCTGAGGATAATACATCTAAATCTATTTTTTTCTCTACTTTATTCTTACCTTTTAAAGCAGGGGGTTGAGATTCGGCAGCTTCTAATTTTTTAGTTGTATTAGCTACTTTTTTCTTTTGGACTATTTTTTCACCGACTACATCTTTTTTCGGTTCAGGAGTAAGAGTAGGCGCAGAACCCACAACATATTTTGCAGCTTTATCTAAAGCATCGGCTCCTGTATAGCCTTGTGTTATAAAAGCATCTCTTAAATCTAAAACTTCTTGGGTTGTTTCTTTATTAAAATCAGCATGTGTTTCGTCTAACACAGGAAAAGTTGACGCTAGTTCTGCAGCTTTAGCTTGTAAAGCAACTACTTCTGTACTTTGTTGCACAGTTTCTCCCATTTTATTCTGAACTTCAAACATCATTTGTTTTTTTTCAGCGTCTCGCATTTCCGATCTTAAAACAGCAGCTCTTTTAGGGTCTCCGTTTAAAATAGCGTCTTGGTATTCCATTTCTTTAGCTTCAAAGTCATACTCTGGAGCTTCTGTTATGATTTCTTTTGGGTTTGTAGCTTCTTCTAATTGTTTAGTTAAAGCTCTTTGTTTTGCAAGAACTTCATCAAACCTAGATTTAGGTATCATAGGTTCTTTTGGTGTTTCTCCATCAGTTCCCTTCTTAGTTGTTTCTTCAAGTTCTTGTGTATCTGCCCCATCATCTGCCAATACTGTTTCTTCTCCTTCGTTTTCTGCAACTGCTGGTTCAGCTTCAGGTTCTTCTGTTTCTGTTGCCTCTTCAGTTTCTTCTGATGGTTCTTCTTCAGCTTTAAGTTCTTCGACTTCTTCAACTTCCGCCTCCTTTGGAAATTCTACTTCTTCTTCCTCTGCTTTAGGTTCTTCTTCAAAGTTTAAATCTACTTTAAAACCCTCTGCATCTTCTGCTGTTTTTTTATCAGCACCTGGTATGCCATCTAGCATTACCTTGTCATCTGTTGGATTTTCTGTTTCTTTATTTTTAGCCATTAGTTTTTACCTCCTGTAGGTTTCATGGCAGCAACTGCTATTTTAGAAGCAATTGCAGCGTCGGCTTGGTTTTTACGCATATCATTAGTCATAGCTGATAAACGCTCACGTAAATCTAACTCTTCACGTTTTTGTTGTAGTTTACTTTGCATTTCAACAACTTTCAACTGTGGATCAGCTTCAGCTGATTGTGTTTTTGCAACATTAAGAGCAGCTTCTGTTTGTAATCTTGTAACTTCGGCTTCTAGTTTAGCTATCTCAAGCTGCGTACTTCTGATTTGTGATTCCATTTGGAATTGTTGTAACTGCAGTTGTTGTTCAGATGGAGGAGCAGTGCCCTGCATTTGTCTAATTCTTTCTGCAATATCTGCTTTACGCGACAAATGTGAATACTCTACTATCATATCATCTGGTATAGGCACACCTACACCTCTTAATTCGATAGCCTCAGCAAACTGCATTTCATCAAAATTATCTCTAGCAGGAGCTGTACCTACAATAACGTCATACTCACCTAAAGTTAAATCATTTATAATTATACCCTCTGGTGTCATCTCATTTACTCGTACTTTATTTCTAGGTTTGTAAGGGTCAGATTCATCTGTAACTTGAATTAAACGTTCTTCTGTGTAATAAGTTTGTATCATTTTTAATACTTTTTCTGCTAAATATTGTCTAGTTTTAGCGAGATTATCTAAAGGCACCTGTAACAATAAAGACCCCCTGCTTTGTTTTTGTTGTATAGCAACCCCAGATACTTCTGGGCTATCCATACCAAGCATAGCGTCTGTAATACCACTTATCTCTTTTATATTTCTTGCAGCTTTTTGTCCAAGTCTATCTAACCCTGTTGGTATTTGGTTAGGTGGTATTTTAGCAGGTGGAGTAGAGCCTCTGTTAAATTCTAAAACTAGGCCTGTTTCTGCGCCGTGTTCTTCTAAATCATCTGGGGTCATACCAGACAAAGAACCAGATTCTACAACCCACCCACTGTTTGCAGTTGTGTTAACAATGTGCAGTTCTTGAGAAGTTATCTTATTAAGTTGTTCTTGTGGTGATAATAAGTTTCGCACCATGCCAAAAGGTTTGCCACGTCGGAAGTACGGAAAATAAGGAACAATTGTGAAATGGTCATACGGAGAATAATCATCAAACAATACTACGGTATCCGCGGTCACCGTCCAACGGACGCGTCGCATTTTTTTAGAAATAATCCCTAAACCATAAGTGTCTGCAAATTCTTCTCTTTTCTTTTTACCCCAAGCATTTGGTACTTTTCTTTTATCTCCTGTAACTGGGTCTACATAATACATGCAGTCGTCTAATTTGTAATACTGTCTTTCTATGACACGAATAGACCTAAGAAGTCGTGCATTCTCCGGATCACCAGGATACTGTTGTCCGTAGTTATATTCGTCTGTATCTCCGTATCTAGACTCTTCAAACTCCATAGAATCAGCACCTAAAGTTGTGCCTGTTTCTGCTAATAGTCTTAATTTATCTGCTTTATTTTGACCATAAACTTCTTCTATTTCATCTATACTCATCCACTTCGTTTCAAATATTTCGTTCCAAGTTCTTGGGTCATAGTGTTTTGCGTCTGGGTCTATTAGTATATCTAAAGGGTCTTTTGCTTCTATTCGGATTTCACCATTAACATGATCATCAAAGTCTACACGAACATCAAAGTAACCTCTGTCTTGGATAAGGCCATCAGAAAAAACTTGTTGTTCTATCCAATCAAGTTTGTTGTTATCTGCTATTTGAGAATATACTTGGGTTAGTACATCTGCTATTTCTTGGTTTCCACCGCCCCTTGGTTTAAATTGTATATCTGCTTTTTTTGTACTTTGCTCTGCTAGCACTGCGTTAATAGTGGGTAAAATAGTATTTATGGTTAGAGCAGGCCTGCCTTGGTCATCAAGTTGTTGCATATCAAACTCATCCCATTGGTCGCCTCTGTAGTACATATCACATTTTTTAGCCATGTGTATGTACTCTTCATGCCCATGATCTCTTGCACGTGAATATGCGTTCCATTGGTTTTTTGCTAAAGTGAGTTCTTCGGCTTTAGTAAGATTCTTTTTTGGTTTTTTAGTTTTATATGCCATCTACGCACTCATTGCCGATTTCTTTTTCGGCCCCTTTGCTATTAATTCTAACCTATCTCTCCAAGAAGGTACATGTTCTGGTGCTTCATAAAATGTAGCATACTCCATAATCATGAGACCAACCCAGGCCAGTGCATCAACTTGGTCATCATGCACGCCGTTAGGAAAACGCAAAAGTTCAGCAACCATGGTACCTGTCCAAACAGAATCTGCAGGAAAATAAACCCTTCCTTGTTGCATTCTACCTTGAATAGCTCTAGCTCTTGCTTCTTTGTCACGTCTTCCTACTTTTAAATCTTTAAAATATGCAGAATGGAGCCTACGTTCTGCTACACGTTTTTCTAAGAACGGCCCGATAGCCATCTCAATATGGCCTCTTTCAATACCAACAATACCAGGTCTCCATTGTTCATATAAATCTAATATTTTCTCTACAAGTTCATAACCATCATACTTGCCCCGAACGAGGTCAACTATGAACATATTATCATACTCATCAATCCCAACTACAATACCAACAGAATAGTCGTTTCTGTCTCTTTGTCCGATAGCTAAGTCCCACGCACAATAATAACGAAGTCTATCATAATCTATTTCATCTGGCTCGTAGTATCTAACCATATCTCGGGTAAAGTAATCACCTTCATCTGATACTGGATTCTGTTGGTATAACGCTGTCCAAT